GTGCTGCTGGAGAAGAACTCCACCGGCAGCTTCGTCACGGACCACATCAGCCCGGCCAACCTGGCGCGTCTGTTCCTGGGCACGCACGGCATCGTCGCGCAGGCCTCGGCAACCGCACAGACCGTGTCGATCGCAGGCGTGCGTAAGGGCCGTCGCTACCAGATGGGTGTCAGCCCGTCGAATCCGAGCGGCGTGCGCGGCATCAGCAACGTGGCGATCGCCGCACTGCCGGGCGGTGGTTCGAGCACCCCCCTGGTCTTGGACGTCGACTACCGCGTGGACGCGGAAACCGGCGGCATCATCTTCCTGTCGTCCGGTCTGATCCTGACCAACGATTCGGACGACGTGGCCAATGTGACCTTCGACGTCGACGCGACCCAGTACAACCAGATCGTGTCCGGCTCGGAAGGCCAGCTGGAAGGCGAGCTGCTGTACAAGTCCTTCAACCCGAAGGGCCTGCGTTTCGACTTCTACTTCCCGTACGTGCAGCTGCGTCCGGATGGCGACTTCTCGCTGAAGGGCGACGAGTGGCAGGCGATCAACTTCGCGTTCGAGGCACTGAAGCGCGATGACGCCACCGAAGTCGTGTACTCCAATGGTCGTCCGGGCGTGGCCCTGGACGGCGTCGTCACCACCTAAGAGCTGGGCTCGGGAGAAGTCGCAATGGGTATCAACAAGAACGTTCGCCGCCGCGTGGAGACTGTGATCTGGGGCGGCGAAGAGATTGCAACCGTCGGCGCATTGGGTGCCGACGGCCTGGGCCAGATCATGGCCAACGTCAGCGAGGCTGTCGCGGAGATCTTCGCGGTGGTCGAGGAAGGTGAGTTCGCGATCGCCGGCAAGAGCGAGGAGCAGATCGCCGATGTCATCCTGCAGCAGGCCCCGGCTATGGTGCAGCGATTCGCGACCAACCTGCCGGAGCTGTTGTCGGAGATCATCATCGTCGCATCCGGCGAGGAAGACCCGGAAGCTCACAAGATCGTTCGCTACGAGTGGTCGTTGCCGATGCAGATCGAAGGCGTGAAGTGCGTGATGCGCGCCACGTTCGTCGATGACACGTCGTTCCGATCCTTCGTGGGAAACGTAGCGGCGCTGCTGAAGACAGGAAACGCGCTCAGCAGCGCGCCCAAGAAGCAACCGCAGATGCCAGCCGGTCCGCAGTCTTTGGCCGATGGCTGAGCAACATGTTTGAGGCGGTGTCCTTCCTGCGATCGGAAGGGCACTGCGAGGCGGGGGACTACCCGCTCTGGAAGGTGCACTACGAGCAAGAGATCGCACGGCGTCGTGTCAACCAGAACATCAAGTCGAACACTGTGCTGATGGCTGTAGCAGTTGCATCGCACAAGGGTAAGAAACCCTACAAAGCCTTCCAGAACGCCTTGGAGAAAATTGATGGCTAGCAAGACGGTTGACGTTGATCTCCGAATCCGAGCGCAGAACCTCTCGAAGGCTACGCTCGGCGACATCGCCTCGGACATCGACAAGATCTCGGCGGCCCAGCGAGAGCAGGCGAAGACCTCGTCTGCGCTCACCGCTCGGACGCGTGAGGAGATCGACGCCGACCGGCAGTACCTGGCAATGGCGCAGCAGGAACTCGCCCGCCGTCAGAAGTTGGTGGAGACCTACAAGGGGCAGCGCGCGGAAGTCGTCGCACTGTCGCAGCGTATCCGGGAGATGACCGCCGTCTCGCGCCAGGCTGCAGATGGCCAGGCGTTCGGCGACCCGAAGCAGTTCCGTGCCCTCAACCGCGAGATCGCCTCCAGCCAGGCTCAGCTGCAGCGCCTGGTTGCCGGCGTCGAGCGGACCGGTACGGCGCTGGCCTCGGCCGGCGTCGACGCCAACAAACTGGACACGGGCCTCGATCAGCTCAGCTCCGCAACCAATGCAGCATCGTCGGCCCAGGCTCGCGCCGAAGCCGACCTCGAACGCTATACCGCAGCGGCCGTACGCCAGAACCAGGTGTCGGCCGAGGCGGTGCGCCGGCTTGACGCTGAGACGGCCGCGCGCTTGCGCCTGGCCAACTCGGCAGTTGCCGACCGCAACCGTACCTCCGACCTGGCCACCCTGCGCAAGGACATCGAGGAGCGCAGCGAGCAAGCCCGCGTCGCGCGCATCCAAGCCGAGGCGTCCTCCCGCCTGGAGGCACAGACCGAGAGGGAGACCAGCGCCCGCCTGCGCGCCGTCAACTCGATCGTCGCCGAGCGCAACCGAGCCGCCGAACTGGCCGCCCTCCGCCGGGACATCGAGCAGCGCAGCGCGGCAAGCGCCGCAGCGACCGAGCGCGAGACCGCCGCACAGGCCCGCAGCAACGCGCGTAGGGAGCGACTGGTAGCTCTGCTCTCCAGCGAGCGCGCCGCCCGTCTGAAGAGCGCTGAGGAGCTTTACGGGGATACCCGCCGGACCGACCAGAACACGGCCGCCAAAGACCGCAACGCGGCGGCAACCGGTCGGGCCGCCCGACAGGCCGGCCTGTTCAACGACGTGGGCCGCAAGTCGCTCAGCACCTACCAGCGCATGCGCGGGCAGATCCTCGGCTTGGCGGCCGCCTACGTGGGCGTCTACCAGGCTATCGGGACGGTCCAGAAGGCGATCGCCGCGACCAACCGTGACCAGTCCCTGCGCGCCGGCCTGCTGACCGGCTCCGGCGGCGACCAGGGCGAGGCCACCAAGAACTACAAGATGCTGCGCGCCGAGGCCGACCGCCTGGGTCTGGTGTTCGACGACGTCGCTCCGAAGTTCGTCAACCTGGACATCGCCGGCCGCGCTGCAGGACTGTCGGCCAACCAGACTGCCGCCGCGTTCAAGAATCTGTCGCAGGCCGCCGCAGCGCGCAACCTCAGCCTGGACGACACCCAGGGTGCGTTCCGCGCGATCGAGCAGATGTTCTCGAAGGGCAAGGTGCAGGCTGAAGAACTGCGCGGTCAGTTGGCCGAGCGACTGCCTGGCGCGGTGGCCATCTTCGCGCGTGCCAACAACATGACGCTCGCACAGCTCGACAAGTCCCTGGAGAAGGGTCAGGTCGGTCTGGACTTCGTGGTGCGAGGCCTGGAGGAATACGCGCGCCAGTTCGATGGTCAGATGAATATCGTGACCGAGCGCCTGTCGGCTTACATCAACCGTGCGCAGAACGCGTACAACGATTGGCTGCGCACGCTGCTGGACAGCGACAACCAGAACCGACTGAAGACCGCGCTCAGTGCGCTGACCAGCTTCTTCCAGAGTAAGGACGGCGAGAAGTTCGCCCAGGAACTCGGCAAGGCGTTCGCCGTCGTGATCGACACGTTGATCCTGCTGGCCAAGAACTTCGACACCGTGCTGTTCCTGGTGAAGGCATTCCTGGCCCTGCAGGTAGTCAAGTTCTTCACCGACATCACGGTGTCCGTTGCCGGCGCTGCGGCGAGTCTGACGAAGTTCGCTGCAGCCACCCGTGCGGCGGCCGCCGGCACCGGGGCGATGGCAGTCGCAGCTCGCGGAGCCACGGCGCTGTTCGGCCCGCTTGGCGTTGCGGTGGCCGCCGTCGTCAGCATCTTCGCCGCGTACACCAACGGCGTCCGGCAGGCGGACAAGACGACCCGCGACTTCATCGACTCCCTGCAGAAAGCGCGGCAGGTTCAGTCCACCACCGACGCCGACAAGGCGCAGCGCGACCTCAACGAGCAGGTGCGCGAGTCGGAAGAGCGCATGTCGCGTTACGCCAAGCTGAAAGACGACGCGTACAGCCTCA